TCGCTGACGCCAAGGCTGCTGCCAAGGCAATCATGGAGTAACCGACATGCCAACTTCCGCCCTGAATAAATTCAACGCCTTCACGCACGAACTCGGCAAGGCCACGCACAACCTGTCGACGCATTCCCTGAAGGCGGCATTCACCAACACCGCCCCGAGCGCCGCGAACTCGGTGCTGGCCGACATCACGCAGATCGCCGCTTCCGGTGGCTACGTGGCTGGCGGCTTTGCGCTGGACGGCGTGTCGTGGACTACCTCTGGTGGCGTCGCGAAGCTGACCATTACCGACGAAATCGTGACGGCGACCGGCGCACTCGGACCATTCCAGTACGTCGTGATCTACAACGACACCCAGACCTCTCCTGCTGACCCGCTGATCGGCTGGCTCGATTATGGTGCGGCCGTGACGCTGCAGAATCAGGAAGCCCTGACCCTCGACTTCGACGGCACCAATGGAGTCCTGACCATTACCTAACCTGATGTGGTGACAAATGCTCGACTCGCTAACCGCCACCGCTGAGATCGCCGTTGCCGTCTTCAAGCTGCGCAGCGCATATGCAGGCTCCGCCATGCGTGTGCGCCGCTCCTCCGATAACACGGAGCAGAACATCGGCTTTGACGCCAACGGCAACCTCGATACATCAGCCCTGCTGACCTTTGCCGGGGCAGGCTCTGCGTACGTGACCATCTGGTACGACCAGTCTGGCAACGGCCGCAACCTGACCAATACCACTGCAGCGAACCAGCCGCGCATCGTCAACGCTGGTGCGCTGGAGACGTTCGGCAAGAACGTCAGACCCGGCATGTTCTTCGATGGCACCAACGACGGTCTGGCATCGTCCTCGGTATCGCGGTCGCAGCCATACAGCCGCGCCATCTGCGCTCGCACCATGGCGAGTCCCGCTGCGATTCAGGACGTCATCGCGTCGCAGAGTTACGGCACGCCAAGCATGATGGTCGGCCCGACCGGCAATTTCTATATGTCGGCCGGAACGACCTCATTGATGTCGGATGCCTCTGTATCGACGGCCGGTGCCATCAACAAAGACTGGACCGTGGTCGAACGGTACAACGGAGCCAGCTCGTTCGGCGACGTCAATGGCGTGTCACGCGGAACCACACCCGGCACCGGGGCATCCACCGGCATGAACCTCGGTGGCGGCAACAACGGCGGCACCTCCACCAAGATGGGGATGGTGCTGTACTTCCATTCGCTGCTGTCGGATACCGACACCAACACCATCACGGCGGCGAGCAACGCCTATTTCGGCGTCACCAGCTACACGCTGGCGGCGACAAAGGCATCGTTCACCGCGACCGGCAACACCCAGACGCTGCGCAAGGGATACACGCTGAGTGCGACCACGCGCTCGTATGCGGTGGCGACGGTCAATGCGAACCTGCTCAGGAGCAGGGTACTGTCTGCGACGACCGCCAGCTTCGCCGCTGCGTCGGTCGCAGTGAACTTGGTCCGGGTCCGTATCCTGACCGCGCTCTCGCAGGCGTTTTCTGTGGGATCGGCAGGCGTCAACCTGCTCCGGGGCCGCAAGATCATCGCGACCACGGCTGCATATGCGGCGCAAGGACAGGGAGTCACCCTGTTGTACGGACGCCGACTGTTCATGACGGCGACGAATTTCGCGGTCGCCACGCCGCTGCAGAACCTGAGCGCAAGCCGGAAATTGTCCGTCAGCGCGGCCAGCGTCGGGGTCCAGACATTCAGTGTCCTGATGGCACCGAGCAACGCATGGACGATCACCCCGGCAGCGGTGGCGGCAAACACCGCCAGCGTGGGCCTTTTCCGGTCGCTCAGGCTGTTTTGCACGGCGGCGGCTGTGTCGGTATCACCGAACCCCGCAAACGTCCTGTACGGCCGCAAATTGGCCGTGACGGCAGCTTCCTTTGCGCTGCAGCCGAAGGACGTCGTCATGTACCGCACGCTGCCCAACAGCTACACGCTGGCGGTGACGCCTGCGGCGGTGACGGTGACGATGCAGGGAATCAGGGCGAGCACGCCGTATGACGCCTCTGGCGGATCGGGCGTCTGGCGCATGAAAGGTCGCAGATGAACTTCGAGATAGATTTTGGCAGCAGTGCCGCGAAGTCGTACCAGCAGCTGTTCGAGAAGATGCTGAACGAGGCGCGGAACAAGAACGACAACCTGAAGTTGTCGGTCGATGAAACCAACCAAATACGAGGACGCATTGCGGTCCTCAAGGAATTGCTCGCGCTTCCGAATCACAAAAAGATCGCGGAAGCCCAAGCAAGGATAGAACACCCGGAGTAGTCCCGGTGTTCCTGTGGGGGTGTGAATGACCAGCTTCGGCTGGTTTTTTTACGCCCAAATCAACTGGAGAAAAGGCGATGACTGGAGCAGCAACAACAGAGCTAACGGCGCAGCAACTTTGGGATCAGGAAGCAGCAAAACGTGAGGGGTCGACCGCACCAGCCGCCGACGCCGCGTCAACTGTGACGGACCCGAAACCTGCAGTCGAGGCAAACGACGGCGATGAAAGTGGCAATCAGACCAAGGGCGCTACCGGAGCACCCGCAGGCGACGACACAGCCACCGACAACGTCGGCGACGGCAAGAAAGACGATCAGCCCGATGTCATGGCGCAGATTCTGGAGAAGCTTGAAAAGCTCGAAGGACGTCAGCGCAATGTCGAGGGTCATATCGGTGGATTGAAAACGGCGCAGCAATCGCTGCACGCTGCGATGGAATCGGCACGCAAACAGTCGACGGAAACATCGACCGACGCCCCGACGAAGTCCGCAGTCGCCGCTGCCGCAACGAACCCGCAGAAATGGGAAGAACTGAAGAAGGACTTTCCAGAGTGGGCCGAAGCGACTGAGGAATTGCTTGGCGCACGCCTTGCGACTCTGCAGACGCCGAGCGGCGGCATCAGTCAGGAACAGGTCGACAAGCTGATCGACGAGCGTATCACCCAAGTCTCCGCGTCTTTGCGCGAGGAGATGGTGAACGAACACCTCAACGAGATTCTGCCCGACTGGAAGGAAGAGGTGAAAACCCCTGCCTTCAACACATGGCTGCAAGCGCAACCGAAGTCGATTCAAGACCTTGCCAGCTCATCGAAAGTGAGCGACGCCTCGAAGATGCTACGGCTCTTTGATGCATCTCGTACTACCGCCGATCCTGCAGTCGAGATCAGAAATGATCGCAAGCAGAAGCTCGACGCCGCAACTGCCTTGCCCAAGGTAGGAGCTGCGCCCAAGGCTAAGTCTGTCGATGACATGACCCCGGAAGAAGTCTGGGAACACGAAGCCAAAAAGCGCGAACAGGCGCGAGCGCAACGGGGCTACTAACCAACCAACCTGAAGGAGTGAAGCATCATGGCTTCCGCAACTTACGCATCACCAGCAAGTCGCAATCTCATCCGTGCCGCACAAGGCATGCTTGAGCACGCGATGCCGATCATCGTTCTCGGTGACTTCGGCGACCAGAAGGAAATGCCGAAGAACTCGACCGATACGCTCGTGTTCCGCCGCACCCTGCCGTTCGGCGCATCGACCTCTGGCTCGGGCATCGGATCGCAGCAGTACGTCGGTACTCCGGGCGCAGGCACTGGCCTGAACCCGGCGACCTTCGCGCTGACCGAAGGCACCACCCCGACTGCGAACACGATCTCGTTCCAAGACGTCTCCGTGACGTTGCAGAACTACGGCATCCTGTTCCAGTTCTCCAGCAAGGTCGAGCACCTGTACGAAGACGACGTTCCTGCCGAAATGCAGAAGCTCGTCGGCGAAACCCTCGGCGAAGTGCTGGAAATCGTGCGCTACGGCGTACTGAAGGCTGGCACCAACGTCATCTACGCCAACGGTGCAAGCCGTGGCTCGGTGAACACCACCATCAGCCTGAACAAGCTGCGCATGGCAGCTCGCGTTCTGGAATCGAACCGTGGCAAGCGCGTTACCCAACGCCTCGCCCCTTCGGTGAATTACCAGACCCGCGCTGTGCAACCGGCGTACATCGTGTTCTGCCACACCGATTGCGAATCCGACGTTCGCAACCTGACCGGCTTCACCAAGGTCGAGGAATACGGCTCGTTCAAGCCGATCCACGAGCGTGAAATCGGTGCGGTCGAGCAGTTCCGCTTCATCACCTCCCCGCTGCTCATGCCGTTCGCAGGCGCTGGCTCTGCCACGCTGAATGGCATGGTGTCGGTCGGTGCTGGCACCAACGTGGACGTCTACCCGTATCTCATCATCGGCGAGTCCGCATGGGGTCAGGTGGCACTGAAGGGCATGAGCGCGATCACCCCGCGTCTCATCTCCTCGCAGACCATCAACCATGCCAACCCGCTCGGCATGTTTGGCTACGTGGGTGCGCAGACATGGTTCGCAGCCGTGCGTCTGAACGACGCATGGATGGTCCGTCTGGAAGCAGGCGTAACCGGCCTGTAATCGGCTGGTGAATGAGGAGGCTCCTTAACCGGAGCCTCCTTTTTTTATATCTAGGAGAAGAGCATGAGCAAAGGTAATGGAAACCTCGGTGACAAGACCATCGAGAAAACTCTGGGCGGCGGAGCAGGATCGGCGACGGTCGACATCACATCCGACCAGACCATCGAAATCCCGACGCAAGAGTTCAGCAACGCGATCAACGAAGAAGCGTTCATGAACGAATTTGTCGTGGTCGAGGTCGCTGAAACCACAAATGAAAACGAGCCGAACAGCATCATCCTGTCGGTCAACGGCCTGACGCAACCCGTCTTCCGTGGACAACCGACGCGCATGCGCCGCATGTTCGTCGAGGTTCTGGCTCGCTGCAAGGAATCGAAATACAACCAGCACACGCTGAACCCGAACGAGCCTGACCGGATCGAGCTGCGCCAGCGTACTGCTCTGGCCTACCCGTTCCAAGTTGTAGAGGATAACAACCCCAAAGGCCGCACATGGTTGCGTGCCGTACTCTCGGAGGCTGCGTAAATCATGGCTGACACCGCTCGCAATGAAGTCCCGCTCGTCGCGGGGATTAGCAACAACTACACCGCTGGCGGCATGAACTTCCTGCAGATGCTCGCGCTTCTGCGGCAAGAGTGCGGTGTCAGCGGCAGCGCCCCATCAAGTATCGCCGGGGCGACCGGCGAGATGGCTCGCTTGGCGGGTTACATCCGCAACGCATGGCTCGAAATCCAGACCTTGCATGAGGACTGGCAGTTCATGCGACAGCCGGTCGCGTTCGTGCTGCAGGCGAACAAGCAGTCCTATACCTCGTCCGAGATGTTCCTGTCGTCGTTCGGACGCCTGAAACTCGATGCGTTCTCGATCCACACCATGGGCGACGCCACCGATGAGGTGGAGCTGCCGCACATGGAGTACGACCAGTTCCGCCGCACCTACCTGTTCGGTGCCGAGCGCACGCGCACGCAACGCCCGACCTGCTTCACCGTGAACAGCCAAGGC